GACAGCCATCCGGTAGGCGTCCTCGTTCTTGTCGAACTTGGTGCCCAGGCGTTGGATGTCGGGATCGAGGACTGCGCCGTTGTGGATGATAGTCCAGCCCTGCTTCTCCTGGCCTGTCTTGATGGCATAGATGGTAGTAGCAGTGGAGGAACCCCAGCCACCGGCGTTCTCATATTGCTCGGAGTTGGTGATGTAGTCGTTGATGACTACAGGTATGCCATTGTAGAGGACATACTGGTGACCAAACATCTCGGCTGAATTGAGCAGTACGCCTGAGCCTGTGGCCCTGGCAAGGGAGGTCAGCTTACGGCGCATGGTCTTGTTCATCATCAGGAAGTCTGGCTTACCGTTCTCCACCAGGTCGATCATGGCGTCCAGGCGGTCAAGGGTAAGTTCGGTCTCTGCCCCGGTAATGGTGGAAGGCTGTGAGCCGTCGTCCATCATGAGGAGACGAGAGTCGCTGATGAGCAGGGAGGTGAGTCCTTCCGGCTCAGTGGAGGTGCTACCGGAGTTGCCGGTGATCAGGAGGTCTTCCAGCTTTCGGACGATGGACTTCGACATCTTGGAAAGGAGGACGGCTTCCTGGGACTGCACATTGTCGGCAGTCTGCATGGCAAAACGGTCAAGGGGATGCTGTACGCCGACAGTGGTGAGGGAGACGGTCTTCTTCGTGTAGGTCGGTTCGGTGTCTGCCCAGATGTCTCCTACCTGGTGGGTAGCAGCGGCTCCCAGCGTGCTTTCCCGGTTATAGACCAGGGAGTTTCCACTGAAGCTGCTGAACTGGAGGAAGGGGGCCAACTCAGATGCGGTGATGATGTTATCAAACACACCAGCCGTAACATCGTCGTTAGCCAACTTTTGATATTCAGAAAGTGTTGGCATCTTATTTCCTTATAGGTTACGTCTTCGTAGCCCCCGTTCTATGAGGGCTGAACCACGGAGTTCTTCATTCCCGCCTGCAATAGCCGCACCTGTGTCCAGGTCAGCGACACCTGCTTTCTCCAGGGCTTTCTTGCCAGCGTTCTTTGCTTCATCAGCGAGAACCTTACGCTCGGCTGTGGCCCTGCGGCGTTCTTCCTGGGCTACCATCTTGGCGGCATTTATCTGGACATCGTAGATGCCCTCGTTGTCGCCCGTCTTGGCTCTCTCCCAGGCTGCTGCCCAATCGGTCTGGATTTGGACGGCATCGTCTTCACTGATGAAGAGATTGCCACTCTCATCCTGAACGGTGGAAAGGAGGCGGGACATCTCATGGTCGTAACGCGAGTTGTAATCCCTCGCTGCTTGTCCTTGAGCCAATTCCTGGTTTACCGCTGATATTTGGTCTTGCACTTCGTAGGTGTCTCCTTTCTGAGCAGCCTCCATATAGAGGCTGAACACCTTACGCATTGCTCCCAACTCATCACGGAAACCGGCAAATTCCGCATCCCTGTCCGTATCTCTACGGCGTTGGCCATCTTTGGAACGCAGGTCGTTTGTTAACTTCTCGACCTGAGACTCCAGTTCGACTGCTTTTGCCTTGTAGTCTACTTCAGTTGTTTCTTCCGTAGTCTCTTCAGCCAATTCTTCTGAAGGCTGACTCTCTACGGTGGGTTCATCTGGTGCCGGGGTAGTTACCATGCGATGCTCCTTGTAATGGAGGGATCACTGTTGAAAAGTGTAAAGCTTGTCATCATGTAGTGTCAATTTATGGCGCGGGGAGTTTGCCTTGTACTTCTTGTATGAAGAAAGCTTCTCCGCTAAGGACGAGATCATACTTGAAGAGGGCATCATATAATTCCGTATCCCCCATACGGATAGACTCTTTATACTTCCTTATCTGGTTGTCCACATAACGGACAACCTTTGCGGTGTCCTCTTTCTCCTGTTCCTTATCTGTTCCCTTCTCCCGCTCCCGTACTGTTACCGCCTCCTTCTGCTGCTTATCTGTCATGTCTTTGATCTCCAGGTAGAGATTGGCCTCAGCAGAGGTGAGATCGAGAGTAGTCTCATCTTCAAATTTTATACCTGCCATGGTGTGGTCTTCAGGGTAGGCTAGCAGGTCGTTGACTGCGTCATAATACCGCTCACCTATGATATCCATAGCCCTCTCGTAGTCTTTAGCCTGGGTGGTCGGCGCATTCAGACCTGTATTACGCTTCACGGTCTCCTGGAACTCAGTATTCTGACTCCTTAACCAGGCTTCTAATTCCTCCCAGCCTTCAGGTGTCATCACATCTGAGTAGTTCATCTCTCCAGTGTCGTCGTCCTTCTTTAGCGTGGTGACTGTGGTCTCCGCTATCTCAAGGGATATCTCCCTTATCTTGGCATAGTAGAAGTCTAATGGCTCTTCAGGCTCCTCAATGTTATGTTCGTAGGTCACTTCACGCTGTGCGGAGAGTTTAGCTTTTCTCTCTTTGTAGGCTTTTATCCAAGCCTTGGCACCTATGGTCTGGTCATAGACATTGCCGTCTGCGAATTTGGCATCGTCCTTCTCCTGCTCCGACACCTGTCTGTCTTCCATGTCCAGCACTTTGACCCGTTGTTCTGCCCATGGCTCTCCTTTCTTGGCCAGGGAGCGGATGGCCTCGTCGTAGGCGTCAAAGCTGCTGGGGTATTTATTCCTGAAGGCTACCTGGTCAGCGGGTTGTAGGTCTGCAAACTCCGCAATAGGCTTCGACTGGTCAACCGTTATGGTCTCTCCCTTCCAGTTGACCTCATATATCTTGTCAGGCTCGATGTCATTGTCGGCAACGTACTGTAATACCTGCTCCTGCCTGATCTCTTTAGCCTCTCGCATAGCGTCATATTCAGTGGAGATGCCAGTCCTTAACCCTAGAGCAGATGCCACAGTAGTGAGCGCACCTTCACCCTCAAGGTGGCCTTGTAGGGTAAAGGGTAGACTGCCAGTCCCTTGTAGCTTGAAGAAGTCCTTGACCCCATCAACACGTTCAAATGGGTCAAGGTTGGCTTCCCCTCCTACTTCAGCTGCAATCGCCTCTCCAGCTTGCAAGGCTGCCTGCGTCCCGATTGCACCACGACCACTAAGGAAGGCCAGGATAGGGTTATCCCTTCTGGTGCCCTCAAGCATACTGGATGGGTCTGTCGCCAATGTCGCCATCATCTGGGCTAATGCGCGTATCTGGCCGCCGACACCTATCCAATCACCGTTGATCTTATGAGAGAGGAACCGTTTGCCATTCAGCGGATTGAGTCCTGCTCGTATCTCGTCCCAGTCCTTACCCAGGGCCATCCCTGTGAGGATGTAAGTTGTCGTAGCACCAGCGGCTAATGTGCCCAGTGTGCGTAAGGCCCTACGTCCCTGTGGGGTTGAGGAGTAACCCTTGATCATACCTTTAACAAGCTTGTCACGGGCAGTCCCTTCCTTAGCTCCATAACCAAGAACCTTGGGTATCATCTCAGCAGGCACTCCTGTGATGACAGCGTCATACACCAGGGCTACGGTTGACCTCAGTAGACGGGGGGAGAATGCCAGCCATAACCCCTCAGCAGCTGTACGCTGTGGACTGACCCCTAAAGCACGGGCATCCAGTCCACCTGTGAGGTTACGGATATACTGGGCCAGTTGGGCGTCAGTGCCCTTCCAGCTGGGTCTGACGGCTTGCAGTATCTGGACACGGGCAGTACCAAGACCTGTGTTGTACATGGCCGCAAATCTGCCGAATGACTGCTTACCAGCAAAACGGAAGTAACGCTGTACCTCCTCTCCTTTTGGAACAACATTATTAAACAGCCAGTCGAATGACAGACCCTCACCTTTTCTCAGGGCGGCAAAGAACTCAGGGTCGCCAATAGGGACGTTGTGCTGGGCTAGCCAGGCATAGTCATCTATGTTGTCTCTGATCAGTCTGCTCTGGATAACAGGGTCAAAAAAAGCCTGGTAGTGACGGGCCGTTTGAGTACCCCAGTTCTTGGGGTTGTCGGCCATGATGGGTAGCCCCTGGATGAAGGGTTCAGCTGCGTCCAGGGTTGCGGCCAGAGTACGCTTCACGTTCACCAGTGACTGAATCGCCCGTGTAAATGTGCCGGGTTCTGCTTGCTTCCCAAGAGTTTCCACTAATAGCACGACAGCACCCTCTGGGAGGAACTTACCGCGCCACATAGCAAAGCTAATCTCGTCAGGCTGGTTCGGCCCCCATAGTTCGCCTTTGGCTTGTCCTGATTCAATATTCTTTAGTGCCGTCGAGCGGTTGGACTTGGCCTGGTTGTAGCCTTTGCCCTCGTACTCTCCCTTGCCCTGCTTTAGATCATCTATCTGCTTATCTATATTCTTCTGTTGGCCTTTGAGGAACTCCAGCTTGGTTTCTATGGCCCTCTTTGTAGACTCTACAGTCCCAACCCTACGCCCTGCTACATCAGTCCTACGGGCGACACGGTCACGCTGCTGGGATAGTAATGTAGCCCTTGTCTTAGCAGCACCCCTGCCAGCCTGACTTCGACTTTCAGCGGAAGTGGCTATTCTAAGGGAGTCCTGGGCCTCTCTGATGAGTATCCCTGTGTCGGCCAGGTTGTCCTTCAGGTCGCTGACCACTTCACCAACCCAGACTCTAGCGTCTGTAACCTTATCGAACCGCTTGGTCGCTGCCCCTACACGCCCTCCGGCAGCCGTCAGTTCCACTCCCAATGCTCGGAACCTGCTCTGGGCTTGTCCAGATGCAATGACATCCTTCTCCAGGATAGGGAAAATCTCCTGCCCCCAGTACTCTATCTCACCCGACTTCCCCTGGAAGTACCTGTTATGCGTGACCATATCATCACGCAGGTCGAGGAGCCTGTTGTATTGGCTTTCCAGTCGCACTAGTTCTGCGGCTCTCGCACTCCCTGTAGCGGTCTTGGCAGCAAGTAAGGCTTCTGCATCCCCAAGTTCCGTTTGCGCTCTTTTATACAGAGTTATAGCTTTGTTTAGGTTTGTCCTAGCTATCTGTAGGGACTGCCTAGCGGGTTCCTCACCTACGGGTATGATGGAAGGCAGATCATTTATAAGTTCATCGATCTGGAGTAATTGAGCCTGAAGTTCTTTAAGCTGGGCCGCCTTCGGTACTCCTGCGGCTGTGGTGACCTTCATATCCACTTTCATGCTGGCTATCCTTCCAGACAAAGTGGAACGCTGCTTATTCAAATCTTTAAGATTCTTGGCTGCGACATCCATCGCTTCCTGTATGTCTGCTCCAATCAACTTATGCTTTGAGACACTGGAGGTTTCCAGGGCATCATCTAGTTGTTTATTAGCTATCTTGCGATAGGCCCACCTCATGTAGAGTTCTATATCGTCCCTTGGGTTTGTCCCGTATTTGATACCAGCGGCTACGCCATCAGTGATATTGTCATAGTGACGACTGAACTCAGGGTTGATGCCCCCTTTACTATCTAATACCACCTCGCGTATCGCCTGTACGTTACGAGGGACGTAGTACTCATTGTCAGGTCTGGCACGCATCCTCTGGACTATGCCTGCATCATCAAGAAGTCGAGAAACCTCATCATTGGTCATCTGGTTGACCTTCATTATTAAGGCGCGTGCTTCATCGGAGACTATCTCCCTACTAAAGGAGTCGGGGGCCTCAAATATCCTCTGCCAGGGCAGCTTCGTACCCTTCCATATACCGTTGGCGTCCACGGGGAGTACGTTGTCTAACTGTCCCAGGTGACTATCGAATGCGGCAGACATGGCAACCTGGACTAACTGGTCTGCCGATCTGCGCTGCCTCTGCACGGCTGTGGCTAGCTTACCTATGTCAGAAGTCCTGGTGACGGACGGGCCTGCTATGAAGCCTGCTATCCTTCCTAATGTCCCTGAAATCTTACCTTCCTTTGTCGCAACCTCGGAGATGACATCTGGCAGGTCACGCAGGGGGTAGGCAAACTCGTTGACATGCGAGTCAACCTTTAGACCAAACTCTTCCAGAATCTTGAGACGCTCTGCGCTTTTGGTTCTTACAGGCTCAAATATGCCTACGTCTTCACCTTTCCCCAAGAACCGTTGCCATCCACGGGAGGTTCTTACCTCGGTCTCCAGTACCTCAGCGGGTGTTCTGACTCTAAGGACTGCGTCGGTCAATGCCTCTGCCATCTCATCCATAGCGTCATCGCCAAGAGAGTGGCCCCCATTTGAAGCAGCGTGTGCTATCTCGCGACGGAATAGGCCTATCAAGGGGATCAAGTCGGCCTTGTATGCTGCTCCTGTCAGCTTTGCTCCTATGCTGAGTCCTTTTAGCATCACAACAGGATCAGTAAGGATACCCAGGACTATCTGCTGCCATAAGGGCCTATCTCTGAATTTCTCATGGGCAGCCATGAACCCTTCTGTCAAAAGCGTGGGGCCTTCAAGTCCTCCAAAATCACCACGCATCACAGTGGGAATCTGTTTGAATAACTCAGCTACAGTCTGTGCCCAAACCTCCAGAGGTCTGCTGACGAACTCAACAGCCCCAAACACATCGGCAACGGGCCTGTCAGGCTGATCCTGAAGTCCTGTACGCCTCGCTAACTCCTGGGCCAGCTTTACAGGCACCATCTTTTGGGATGTATTGCCCTCTCTGCCCATGACGGTGTAGGGCACCCACTGACCACTGACGAACTCTTCATATCCAGGGTCGGTGATCTCGTCCATCGGAGGGGCTGCCCACCTATTCTTATTGGGTAGCCACTCATACTCATTCACCTTGACTGTCGGGGCAGCAGGCTCCATAAGACCAGCTGCTATAAGTCCCCGTTCCACCTCTGGGGATAGGTCGCCAGCTTTTTGATACGATGGGGCACCACTTGGTACGCCGAAGCGTTCCGCAGCCTCCATCCTCCCAAGAGGCGTGGATGGCTCTGGTGTCGCTAGGAAGCTGTCGGCTGGGGCCTGACTGCTGAATGTCCTTCGCTCGTCCCCGTATGGGCTATCAGTACGTTCAAATTCACTGATACGGTCTGCCATCATCATATCTGCTGGTATGACTGGAGCCTGTGCGGGGATGATGGGCTGGTTTTCTGCTTGGTGCTGCCGTAACCATGCGTCAAAGACAACATTGGGTTGTGGAGTAGGTACATCTGGGCCAAGTACCCGTGGTGCCCGTGGGACGGTTGTTGCGCCCCATGGGTCTAGTTCTTCTTCTGTTCGTGGGCGCAGGTTCGCTGCTCTCCTCTGGGCACTACTCAGGAAGGGTAAATCGTAGGCCATTAACGTACTCCTCTGCGTCCCAGTGGTAGCATCCTGCTGGTCGGGAGCCTGGTTCCTCTTGGGGTGGCCGTCTGTAGTTCTTGACGGAACTCAGCAGGAGAGATACCGATATCCCCAGCCATTTCCATGAAACTTTCGCGTGTCCCAGGTGCTAGGTTCTGCAACGCCTGGGGTGACGGTAACGGTAGGCCCGTCTTCTGGAAAAGGTATCCACGGGGAGGGGTGATAGGACGGCCTCTCCATAGCTGTTGAAGGCCAGGTTCCAGTTCATCAAAGACGATACCGCCATCGGCGTAAGCCTTGCCTTTCCTCTGTGCCCGTTTGATGTCCTGTTTGGTGGCTTTACCTAGAGGCAGGATGTGGGTGCCTGGGGGCATCATGGCTATCTCTGGGCCTTTCTCGCCGACCACGGTGATTTCGCCAGGCTTGACGGTGCCGCCACCAGCACGGGGTTTAAGACCAAGGAACTTTTCAATGTCTCTAAAGGAGGTGCCAGGTGCGTAGCCTGTTAGTGTCGTTGGCGGGTTATAACCAGAGTCTGTATTCCGTCCACGACCTAGTTGTGGGCCTCCAACTATATCTGGGTTTAAGTTAAAATCTATCCAATCACGCGCAGTCTCTCCTTGTTCGCTTCTTAACTGCTCTGCCGTATCAACGATGGACTGCTTGTGTGCCGCTATCATCGCAGTGGCATTACCGCCATAAGTAGTCTGAGATTCTCCTCTCCCAGCGGCCCAGTCACGTGCCGCTCCAAAATCTGCGAAATGTTCTTTCTGATCAGCAGTTAAGCGTTCAGCAGTCTCTTTGACCCCACTAGCTGTACCACTTTCACCACCAGCTGTACTACCTTCATCGCCAGTAGTCTCCTCTGGCTTTTTAGAAAAAGCAGCGTTCCATTCTGGATCGTCGATAACAGCAGAAGCTCCAGTGGCTCCAGTATCTCCAGTATCTCCAGTATCTCCAGTATCTCCAGTATCTACAACTGTACTATCTGTACCGGAGGTGTATTTCTTCACCTTAGCCTCAGATTCTCTGTTCTTACGCTCCATATCTGCAAATATCGTCTGGATTCTAGCTTCCGACTCCCTGTCCTTACGGGCTATATCTGCTTCCATAGACTCAAGACGGGCCTGGAGGGTGTCGGTTTCTGGAGTCTGGCCTGCTGCTGCCCGTGCGGATAGGGAGGTGGCTTCCTCTTCGGTGGGGGCACGGCCTGCTTGGGTGCGGCGTTGGAAGTCCTGGTACGCCTGTACGAGAAAGTCGGGCTGGGGGCCGACACGTTGGATGGTGCCTTCGGGGGGCGGCTGTACAGGTGTTATGCCACGGGCGATAGAAGAGATGATACGTTGGTCGGCTGGGGAGCGTGCAAACGCCAGAGCGGTCTGGAACGTCTCGATGGCACTGGGTCGGTCACGGAAGTCCTGGAAGGCGAAGGCTTTGTCGTATTCGCCGTCTACCAGGGCCTGGGTGATTATCTGATCCATGTTCGGTGGAGTGAGTTGGCCTACCTGGCCGCTGCGCTGTTGTAGCAGCTTCATGCCGTCTACGTCAGTGACTTCTGGGTCGTAACGGGGGGCTAGTTCCGACAGTGCGCCTGTGGTCTGCTGGAGGAAATCACGCCCACCAGACTCGATGACACCAGATTCAGCGCGGGGGGCTAGGTCAGTCCAGGTGCCCGATGCGCTCTGTGTGAACTGACGGGTGATCCCTTGCTCGTCCGTATATTCCTTGACCTCAGGTTCGTAGGTATCACGGACGAACTGGTACTGGTTCTCCGATATCCTTATCAGGCTCCCACCCTGGTCTTCAAGGGGGATGACATCGCCTGCTCCAGCCTTTGGATCAAACTCAAACGGGGTCTTTTTATCGGGGACATGCTCATATTTTCCGTCACCCAGATAGAAGAAGTCTCCTCTACCCTCTCCTAGATCAATGTTGGCATCACCGGTATCGCGATCATCGGGGTCTTTGACCTTGACCTGATACCTGTTTGAATTACCAAACTCGTCGGTGGACTCCCATATCTCAAGGGAGTACCCAAATCCAGTAGGGACGGCTTTACCAATCTTCCTTGATCCCTTTGTAGGTTTGTCTGGGGCTGAGGAGACTGTGTCTTTACGGTTGGGGTCTATATTGCTTAGACGTATTAGATCGCCAGTTCCAGGGTCTATCCTGTAGGTGAAGCGTTCAACAGATACGTCTTCTATAGGGTCAGCTACTGACTCAAACGACCACCTACCAGCCTTGGCGTATGTCCGGTACTCGGAGTCGCTGTACCCACTACTCGCCTCTGGATCAGTGCCTAACGGTTGAGGCCCTTTAAGACCGCTTAGTTTGGCGGCTGCTATAGCATCAGTTTCATTCCAGTACTGACCAGCAGGTAATTCACCCGCCTCTGTCTCTTCTTGTCTACTTTGAACTATCCCACTAGGGCTTTTCAGGAAATCATAGACATCCTTATGAGCCGTCGATTGGGCAGCTGTAGTAGACTCCCATGGGTCACCCTTTGAAGGTTGTATCTCCTCATTACCCTGAACTATCCTGTGACCCATCGTGGGGATAGCAGCGTCTAGGTGAGACATCAGGCATTACCTCCACGCAGCATCTGTACGATAGACTCGTTACCATACTTCTGGAGATGCTCCTGCTTCTTGGCTGGGGGCAGCCCTTCCCAATGCTTCACAGCTGCGGCACGGCTGGAGAAACGCTGCTCCCCGAATTTGATGGGGTTGGCTTTATCCGCGTCCTTGGAATAGGACTTCTTCTCTAGACGGAGGGCGTCTATGATGTCGTGTAGTTCGTTTCTTCTTGGTGTGGTCATATTAACCTGCCATACTCGCGCCTATTTGGCTGGGATTGATTGTGTCGGGGGTGAGTCCCTGGCGCATACCGCCACCTGCACCGCCACCCATGGTCTGGTCTAGGGGCATACCGTCGGGGCCTAGGATGGGGGCACCGCCTGCTGCTCCA